AAATCTCAATAATATTGACCTTACACTATAATAGTGTATAATTACTGTATGCGGACTCAGGCATTCATCCCGCAATATAAACTCTGCATGCCATTGCTTATTCAAGGAGAATACAATGGCAACTTTACAACCTGTAGTATACAAGTATCAAAGCACAAAAGAATATCACGACGCATTTCCTTGCGCCTATCGTCAATGGCGAAGTGATAGTCACTGTAACTTAATTCACGGTTACAGTTTTTCAATGAAGTTTTATTTTGGCACTAATGATTTGGATGTTCGTAATTGGGCGGCTGATTATGGTGGTTTAAAAGAACTTAAAAAGATCCTAGAAGATCAATTTGATCATACACTTATTGTAGCGCAAGATGATCCAGAAATGGCCACATACAAACTGCTACAGGAAAAGAAAATGGCTAAAGTGGTAGTTCTTCCACGTTTAGGATGTGAAGGATTGAGTGACATGCTTTACAAGTATGTGAATGGTGTTTACATTCCGGAATTATGGGGGCCGGGCGAAGCGGCTCGTTTATGGTGCTATCGTGTAGAAGTACGTGAAACTCAAAGCAATATGGCATTCCGAGAAGGACACAGGGAATGGAATGAGGACTTACTTTCATAAACTTTGGCGTATTTGGGCCAAAGCATTGGGTGAAAAAGCAGGCAGTTCGGACGTGGAGGCGGATCGAATTGCTTGCATTCGTACCTTAGTTGTGTTAATATACATTATAACGAACTTTTTTATAATCGCAGGCGTCATAAGGCATTGGTAATGAAACGTATAGGCTTTGCATGTAAATGGATTGACTCTCCTCATCAGGTTAACGGCATCGATAAAAACGATGACGCTAAACAATACAACACTGGTACCACCACTATCAGCTGGTTAAACAGACAAACTAAAGATGTAGCGGAACAAAGACTATGGGACCTAATGGTTCAAAATCTTGAAGCCACACATAAACTAGTTAAACGAGTAGGAGAACTAAATGAGAATCTTAGGATGGTTCGTATTAGCAGTGATTTGTTGCCTGCTTTTACCCAAGATACTTGGAGTTATTTTTGGCGCAAGCCTGATGTTGTTAGCTATCTTGAACGCCATTTTTTGGCTATTGGCAACAGTGCTCGTAGGAGCAATGTACGTCTTAGTTTTCATCCTGGTCAGTTCACTGTTCTTGCTTCCATTAATCCTGGTATTGTCGATCGTAGCATAGAGGAGTTTGAATATCATGCATCAATGGCCGCTTGGATGGGTTTTGGTAAAAAGTTCCAAGACCTTAAAATCAACGTACACATCTCGGGTAAACTGGGTCCAGACGGAATCCGACAAGCGTACAAACGCCTTAGTCCCGAAGCACGAAATTGCATTACAATTGAAAACGAAGAAAATGCATGGGGGTTAGATGATTGTCTCACTATCAGCGATATTATACCTATTGTTCTTGACGTCCATCATTTTTGGATCAGAGAAGGCAAATACTTGGATCCTAGCGATGCCAGAGTTGCACGGGTTGTTAATAGCTGGCGCGGTGTTCGTCCTACTATGCATTACTCCATCAGTAGAGAAGACTACCTTGTTGAGCATGATACAATGGTTTTACCAGACCACGAACACCTTCTTCTAAACGGATACAAAAAGCAAAAGCTCAGAGCACACTCTGACTTTTATTGGAATACAAAAGTTAGTGAGTGGGCTTTGAGCTTTTTGGAAACACACGATATTATGTGCGAATCCAAAGGAAAGAATCTGGCTAGCTTTGCCCTTTACGAGCAAGCTAAGAAACTTAAACTGCTTTAGGAGTACGTGGCTTTTTAACAGCAGGTGCTTTCTTGGCAGCAGGTGCTTTCTTGGCAGCAGGTGCTTTCTTAGGTTTAGCTTCAATAACTGAAGTTATAGCAACTTCAGCAACTGGTGCTGGTTCAGCAACTGGAGTTGGTTCAACTTTGTAAGGTACACCACCGGGTGCAACTACATCGTGCTTACCTGTGAAAAATTCTTTAATCTTATTGAACATATATGTTCCTCCTGTAGAGTATTTATGAATAAATATCATTATGTACAACTTTATTAAGCATATTACCCTAAACGAGGGTCACACTCCTAAAACATTGGAGCAGTCTCCTTTGCCGTATGCCAAAGACGATTTGGAACCAGTTAAAAGCGAAAAAACTATAGACTATCACTACGGCACATTATACAAAGGCTATGTGGACCGTTACAACAAAGGTGAAGGCGATGCTGACTTCAACGAAGCAGGTGCTTTTTTGCATGACATATATTTCAAACAATTTCACAAACCAGTTGGTAACAACCATCCTGAACACATATCTTTGAACTTTATCAATAAGCATTTTAAAACATTTGATAATTTTAAAGACAAAGTGCAAAAATCTGCCATGGGCATACAAGGTTCTGGATGGGTATATCTAGCACGAGATGGATCAATTAAAACCATCCAAAATCACCAAATCAAAATGGATATTATTCTGTTAATTGATTGGTGGGAACATGCGTGGGCGTTGGATTATCAAGCTGACAAAAAAGCCTATTTGCGCAACATATACAAAATTATCAACTGGAACTTGATCAGTTCTAGAATTGGTCGAGTGTCTTAAGGCTACTTACTGGCATGTCCCAAACATGCCGACTTTCAACACCTTTTTCCTGGGCAAACTTCTTAGCATCACAATCCCCGCACACGTGATAAAAATTGTTGTTTAGACGCTTGGGATCCATATTGCCCTTGTCACGTTTAAATACTCCTTGACAACAGTCACATCGAAACACAATGACTGTTTTTTTACGACTGTAAGTATGGTGCTTGCCGCGTTTGCTGGTGCGTACATGCTGGGTTTGAATAAATTCAGTGTTGATATACATCATGTATTTACATTAAGGTTATAAAAAGCCTTTGATAAATATCATATCGAGGGCTATTATGATCACTATTTCCGAATCAGCAAAAACAAAAATCAAAGATTTACTCTACGAAGAGGGCAATCCAAAACTATCATTACGTACTTTTGTACAAGGGGGCGGCTGTAGCGGATTCAGCTACGGATTTACTTTTGACGAAGAAATGAATGAAGACGATTTTCAATTGCCTTTAGACGAATTTAAGGTACTTATAGATGCAATGAGTATGCAATATCTGTCAGGTGCTGAGATAGATTATAAAGAAGATTTACAAGGCAGTTCATTCAGCATAAAGAACCCCAACGCAACTTCAACTTGCGGATGCGGTTCTAGCTTTGGAGTTTAATAAATGGCACAAAATATAATTGATATTGGCGTACAGGGTAACGACGGAACAGGCGATAGTATCCGCACATCATTTGATAAAGTTAATAAAAACTTTAACGAAATCTATGCTATCTTTGGCGGTGGTGGAACTATACCATTTACCCAGCTGGCTGATGCTCCTGCTAGCTATTCAGCTAATCAAGTTATTATGGCCGCCACTACGGGTGGTGCTTTAACTGCACGAACAATACGAGGAACAGGCGGTATTACCGTTATTACTTCAAATAACAGCGAAGTAGTTATTAATAGTAGCGATACAGGATTGGCAGCTGAGACAACTCCTACTTTAGGTGTATCATTAAATGCTAATTCATTTACCATTGGACGTTTAGGCACACCTAGTCAAGCACTAGTGGATGCGTTTAATATCACTTTTCCAAATACTCCAACAACATTGTCTCAATTGGCAATCAGTAAAGGATATGCAGATTCTCGTTATATTGCTGTGTCTACAACAGGTGCTGTTGAAGGACCGTTAAAATCAAGAGATGAACCGCTGACACCTCAAATAGGTGTTAGTGGATACGATGACAGTTTAACCAGCAACTATCTTGCAACTGAAGTTATGCAACGTAAGGACACAGTGTACCGAGGTGGTGATACCATGACCGGTGCATTAACATTGAGCGATCATCCTAGTCCCATGGCTGGACAACAAACTCCCAATACCAGTGACGATTTACAAGCAGCCACAAAATTTTATGTTGATAATAACACTTACTATAGCGGTGTTAATCTTTATGTTTCAGCTACCAAAGGTGACGATTTGCAATCCAAGACACCTGCTGGGCGAGAAGGTCGAGGATTTCAGTACGCATATAAAACTGTGGGTGCGGCTGCACTTCAAGCTGACAATTTAATTAATCTAAGTAATACTGAGCCTGGTCCATATAGACAAACTATCACGTACACAGTTGGTCCAACTCAATACAAATCAACAATACAAAATGTTGTGTTGTCGGGCGGGAATTCTGGCATTTCTGGATACGTAGATGCGGCCGCACTATTAAGAGCAAATAAACAATTTATTCAATATGAAACTATTGCATATCTAAATAAAAAATATGTCAATGCATTTACAATTGATCAACCATATTGGACAAATATAATTGGCAGAATTGTTGAAGGAGTAAGTTACGATTTAGTATTGAGTAATGATACTGGTTCTAACATAACTAATTACAACTCCGTTACTCAAACTTCAATTTTATACAATTCGTACAACGCCGATATTATTGCAAATCAGTTGAGCCAGTTAATAGACGGAATAACCTATGCTAAACAGCAAATATTAGATTTTAGTTATGACACCACTGATTTACAAACATACGTTGGTTCACTAGTTGACGCATTAACTTACGATTTAGTTTTTGGTGGCAACTATCAAAGTATACAAGCGGCTCTTGCGTTTGCAGGTGCAGGAACTGATTTATCAAACGAAGAACTATCAGATCTTATTGATTATAGTTCTATTCAAGTTATTAGTTTGCTGACTAACGGTAGTGATATCACGTTTACATTTGCAAGTCAAGACAGTGTTCCATACAAAGTTGGAAGTGATGTTATTATTAAAGGAATGGTCCCAATAGGTTACAATGGAACATTTACTGTTACTGCTGTAACTAACAATAGCGTAACCATCAGTAGTGCATACATTACATCGTTAACATCTGCATCATTTACTGGACGTATTGACAACGGTACTATTGGGCAGTCTGGAACAAAATTAACAGTGACTGGTTCTGTTACAGGAACTATCACTGTGGGTATGTCTTTGAGCGGTGGTAATATTCCCGTAGGAACATACGTGTCGTCTCAATTTTCTGGCACGCCTGGAGGAATAGGAGTATACATTCTTAGTTCAACATTGTCTCAAACATTGACCTCAATTGTTGGTGTGAGCAATGCTGTTGTAACGCCTGGAGTTATTGTAAAAAGCAATATCATTAATAATATTTTACAAGCCAACGGTGTGAGTGATAACACAACTGCGGTGAATTCATTAACAAGTAATGCTACTATTATTTCAAATATTCTAATTAGTGGTAATATTCCTGATTTTGAATTACCAACACAATCCGCAAATACTACTGGACAAAAAAGTGCCGCAAGTTTGTTGTTGTCTAACATTAAATTTATACAGGCAGAATTAACTTCATATATCACTGAAAATTATCCAAATTTATCTTATGATAGAGTTGCGTCACGACGAGATATAGAGTATATTGTTTACAGCTTAGTATACGATTTACTATACGGTGGCAATAGCCAAAGTGTGTATGCAGGAAACAGATATAGATACGGCGGGCTACTTCGTGTAACAACCGCAGAGCAACCTGCATGTGTGACGGCAATTGGCTATTTTAAAGATAAATTATTATCATTTATTGTAGATAATAAAGCACCAGTTACATTGTTACAACAAACTGTATCTCAGTATACCAATGAAACATTAACTGGCGGGCTGGCATCGGCCAGCAGTTTAACAACAAACCTTAATTCTATTCAGCGCATAATTGACGGCACAGTTTTATCCCCAACTGTAACTTTGCCTACAACTACAACCACAAGTTCGTCATTACAAACTTTAAGAACTGCTATTCGAGCAAATACAAATGCATTAAAGAGTGTTGCATTAACATATGTTAATGCTAATTTTCCAGTTATTAATACACCAACTATTATTGCCACTGTCAACAGTTTGTTCAGTTCAATAACTGATACGCTAACATTGGGCATTAGCACTAGACCAACAGTTAACTATAATTTTCCTGCTGGATTATCGACCGGATACCGCAATGCAATTTCATCTATTCTAAACAACTTGGATTTCATCAGTGCTGAGGCAGTGGCATGGATGAACATAAACTTTGCTGGAACTACTGGTCTTAACACCAAGAGTCTTAGAGATATAAAATATTTGCTAGAAGCCATTTGCTACGATTTGGCTTATGGTGGAAATTCAGCAACCATAGCGGCCGCAAAACAATTCTGGGCCAACGGATTACAAATTGTTGGTCTTAACGGACTCACGCAAGCATGTTACGGTGCTATAAATCATGCTCAAAATATTACAAAAGTGGTGGCGGCAAATGGTACAGTAGTACCTGTATACCAAAGCCCAGTTACATATCCTCAAGTAACTAGTGGATTACTTACCGGTGGGGCTGGGGCTGGCGGATTCATTGATCTTCGATTCAACGAAATAAAAGATATAATGGCAAATAACACAGTGTATACGCCAACATATCCAATTTTAACCAGCTTTGATAGTGCATTGCAGGCAGCGGCAACTGTTATTAGAAACAATACTGCAACAATTAAAGATGATACAATTGATTACCTTGTTAAAAAATACGCAAGTAATTTTACATATAATGAAGCTACTTGTTTTAGAGACATTGGTTACATAGTAGACGGTTCAGCTATAGATTTGTTAACCGGTGGTAATTATCAATCAGTTAACGCAGGTAAGAGCTATTATAGAAATAGCAGTGCTAAATCTATTGCTATAGGCACTCAATTGACCGAAACAGTTGACGGCATTGAATTTGCTCGAAGTCTTGGACAACAAGTATTAAACAAAACAGTAGCCAATCGTTATCAAACACAATATGTACAAGTAATAGGTTCACTAGCTCCATCAACTGCGGCTAAAAATACTTTCACAAGTAACTACAATATTATTTTAGATATTATCAAAAGCGGATACGGAGTTGCTCCAACTGCAAGTTTTGGTACTGGAATTTATTCTATAACATTTGACAACGGTGGTAACGGATTTGTTGACCAAGGCGGAAACATCACCCCAGGAGCTCAGAGTTCAATTCATATTATTCCTGGAAAAATTCTAACAGGCAATGTATCAAACGCCTACGGACAAATTGTAAGTTATGAATCAGGAGGCGATGGCGATATTGCAAATGATACCATTACTGTAAGATTAACGCAACCAGGATTTTTCTCCGTAGGTGAAACGTTAGACTTTGGTGAAACTGTTAACGATCTCAACATTACAATTTATGTAGAAAGTGGAATCTATTATGAAGATTACCCAATTAAGTTATCGGCTAACGTTACACTAAGTGGTGATGATTTCCGTCGTACAATTATTCGTCCGTTAAACAGGATTAGTCAAAGCCCATGGCGTAATACGTTCTTCTATCGCGATGCAATTATTGACGGAATTCAGACTGGACTGATAGATTTTACCACTGACTATGCAACACCAGCTAACACATCTGCAACAATAAGCGGAACAACAGGAAATATATCAATTGCCTTGAGTAATAACGTTCAAGCATTAGCATCCTGGGTAGGCAAAGTGTTTATGGATGCCAGTGCTGAAACAGGACTTGCTGGTAAAGCTATCGTTAATACTGTTAGCGGTAACGTGATGAACTGTACAGTTATCTATCCGTTTGTATCTGCTACAACGTATACAACAGGTAACTGGCACTTGTATGGAACATATAACTATGGTCGTCATTACTTAACTAATCCTATTATTACAGAAGGTACTATTCAAGCTTCATTTGCTGGAATTATTGTTGGCGATCAATTGACAGTTGCTAATTTAATAGGAAATATTACTATTGGACAGTTGGTATATGGTACTGGGGTAATTGATGGCACAAAAATTATTCAGAAACATCCAACTGAACTATCGAAATGGACTGTTAACTTTAGTCAGTCAGTGTCAACAAACATGACTGTTGTTAACACTGCAAAGAATAATAAAGAACTAGACGCATTCTTAGTTAATGATGCAGTTAGAATTAAATTGATAACTGCGCAAGGCCATGGCGGATTTATGATGGTGCTTGACCCAACCGGTCAAATCAAAACCAAATCGCCGTATTGTCAAGAATCTGCCAGCTTCTCAGGAAGTCTAGGCAGTGCCAAACGCTTTGCTGGTGGACAGTTTATTGACGGATTTGCAGGACGATTATTTGGAACTGTTACAAACATTGTCAATGAAGGTCGAACAATTACCGTTACAGGGGCTACCAACAGCGGACTAAATCTAAGACCTCCACAAGTACCTTGTGCATTTTATGTTGCAGGTGTTCGTCAGCAAATCAACGACGTACTTACTTGGGATCCCACAGGCAACGGATCTGTAACATTGACATTGGATAACAGTACTCCTTTCAATCTTTCAAACGCATATAACACAAACACCAGTTTATTTGTCAATCGACTGGGATACACAGTTGAATCGGCTAATTTAGACATGGTGCTTGGAAGTAATTATAAATCTACTGCTGTTGGTTTATCATTCTTACAACCAACAAATGCATTAAATTCAATTGGTAAACTACTAACCGTTCAAGGTCTTGCGTATGCTAATACGCAGATTCAAGCACAGACATTTACTGGAACGAGCCAGTTAATCAGTGGTAATAAAACTTCGTTTAACACAAACATATCGTTAGTAACAAGTATTATCAACAACTTACTAGATGCAGTTCCAGTTAATAGCGCAACTACTCGTAGTGCTATATTTGGTTCTAAATGGGATGATGGATCAAATGCAGCCAGGGCCGCAAAGATTATACAAACCAATAAAGAATTTATTAAATTAGAAATTGCCGCTTGGATTAGCAGTAACTATAATACACAAGCTATTATTGGATATAGTGCAGTAAACACTCAGCGTGATACAGGTTACATTTTAGATGCTATTACTTTTGACATATTATATACCGGAAATAGTAGTGTATACGATCAAGCCCTATCTTACTACTATGCAAGTAGTGGTAGCACTACTGGGCCCATATTCAACGGAACCATTAGCGGAACAACTCTAACAATAAACAGTTTGGCTTCGGGGGAGCTTGCTATTGGTCAAGTTATTACTGGTGCTGGCGTTACTACAAACACTGTGATAACAGGCGGTAGTGGAACATCCTGGACTGTTAACTTCTCGCAATCAGCTGGTCCAATAGCAATGTACAGCTCAAGTCAATCTAGCTACCTAACCCAACCAGCTGTTTATGTTGCGGCCATGGGTAGATTAAATAGTGTAGTTCGAGACTGTATAGTAAATGCATCAGTGGCACCAAGTGCTGGTAATCAATTATCACAAGATACAAGTTTAACTGTGGCAACTTCAACTGAACAAGGAATAGTTACCACATTAACCAACTTGTTAATTGATTATATTGCCGACGGTGACTTTGACACACCAACAACAAGAACGATTCCAACTATTTCAGGATATGGTACTAGTTACACAAACTGGGGAGTAGTTAATTCATCAATTAATACCATAAAGACCAATACACTAAGTTACTTGAACACTGGTGCTGGCCTTGGCATAAACATCGAAATGGGCGGTAATAAGAGTATGTTGGCCAACGACTTTACTCAAGTCAACGATTTAGGTTATGGTATTCTATGTACCAATGCTGGTTTAACTGAACAAGTTAGTACATTCACGTATTATTGTCATACTGCTTATTGGGCGTTGAACGGAGCGCAAGTTCGAAGCGTTGCTGGATCAAATGCAAACGGTAACTACGGTTTACGTGCTACCGGTTTTGACGTTACTGAATTGCCAGACAGTGTTAATTTAACGTATAACATGGTGCAAAGTGCAATTGTGTATAAACAAGGTTCATACTCGACTGCAATGACTCCATCTGCAACTGCACAGGCATTACGAGTTTATATCGTTGGTTACGAGTATATTCCAGCCAATACATCTGAATTAGAAATTGATCATACTGCATCAGGTGGTGGCATTGTACGATACGAAATATCTACAGTTACGCATACTCCGGTTACAATTAAAAATCAAAACGTTCTTGAATTACAATTAAGTACATCCGGCGCTAGCGGAACTAGCACAACTGGTCTAGCCACAGCATTGTATGATGGACAAAGTGTAACTATTCGTGTGTTACAGAATTTTAAATTCCAAAATATTGATAACGTTAAGCCAGTTAGACCAAGTACAGCGTTACAATTTGTAACTAACCTGGGTGACATTTATCGTATTATTAACTACACATTGATTGAATCAACTGGAGAACCGTTTGCTACCAATAGTGGTATCAGCATTTTAAGAACAGACTCCAGTTTTGCTTATTATAAACTAGTTACCGATACAAATTACTTGGGTGCGGCTGATCCAACCACTAACATTACTGCGGTAGTTGCATACGGGGGTGCTGGTAACAGCACCAGTAGTACCACACTGACTGTTCGTCAAGTTGTTGGCACAATTGCCTTTGGACAAATTATTGGCGGTGCTGGATTCAACGGACAAAAGGTAGTGTCTGTAACAGCAAATTCCGCAACAGCAAGTTCTTGTACAATTAGCGGAACAACATTGACAATAGGTGGTAGTGTTACAGGTACGTTTACTGTTGGTATGGGTATCAGCGGTGTTGCGTCTGACACATACATTGTTAGATTAGTTAGCGGATCAGGCGGCGCTGGGACTTACACTATTAGCCCAAGTCAAACAGTAGGTTCAACTACTGCTATCACAGGTACAACCAGTACTGTTGTAGTCAGTGCTGTTCCAACATTAGCACCTGTTGGTCCTGTGTTTTTCTCAACTAGTACACAGGGTAAAAATGTTAGAGATAACAAATTTGCTGTTACAGGATTGACAAATACTGCTACAATAAACCAATTAAATAAAGCAATTTATGTTTTAGGGTGGAATGGTAGAACTCATCGTATCACAGGATATATTGATCAACAAAATATAGCTACTGGTGCGTATGCACCCGGTGGCAGTAGCGGAACAACTCTTAACCTTACTGGGGTGTCTGGAACTATTGTTCAGGGTAGACTAGTCACAGGAACTGGATTTGATGGCACACATTATGTACAATCGGTTACTACATCTTCAGGTGGCGGCACAACCTCTGCTACTGTTATATTAAATAAAGCTCCCAGCAGTCCAGACGGGGCAATACCGAGCGCCACTATAACTTTTGGTATTTTTGCCAATGCTTATATAGCAATTGATCCTAACCCAGTATATAATACCAGTGCGGTTGGCACTGGAGTAAATGCATTGACTTTTGCAGGTCAGCGTTTGCTAGCAGGTAGTACAACTCAAAAGATTGTAAAATTCACAGTTCCGTATAATGCCAATGCAACTACAAACTATCCAGTACTACCACCAGTTGATAGTACATTAACTATTACTGGTAACGCTAATACAAATTATAATGGCAGCTATCAGGTAGTAGGAGCAGTTAATACCACACAAGTTACATTAAGTGGTACAACTAATAACACCACTGCAAAACTTGCAGTTGGTATGGTGGTTAGATCGGCAACCGCTGGTGCGGTTATTCCTGATTCTACGGTTATTCAAAGTATTGATAGCATATTAAAGTTTACTGTATCCCCTGCGTGTTGGATCCCAGCAGGTGCTGTGCTAGTTTCTACGGCGGTTGCAACTGTTGATTCGCTATCATCATCAAGTAATATTGGTTCAGGTTACCTTGCTGGATTTCCTCCAACTGTTGTGTTGACAGGTGGTAATTATGGACGAATTGCATTATTCACGGCAACTGTTAACAGTGATGGTACAATCAACGTTACTAAAGTTGACCCTGGTTACGGTTACGAGTTCGCACCAACGGTACAGTTTGTGGGTGGTAGTGGAACTGTTTCACAAGTTATCACAGCAATTTTATCACAGCCAAGCGAACAAACCACAACATCATTGGGCGGTATAAGTGCTCTTAAGCTGGATTTACTATATCCAGTTGATCCAGGAACAGCTGGCACAGTTTCTAATACAACAACGGGAGCTCCTAGTACTGTCATACTGAGTACAAGTGCCAACATTACAGTTGGTAATCCAATCACATTTGGTGGTACAACCTTTGGTGGAGTAAGTGGAGCAACTGCAACAGCTGGGGCATTTACCATAGGACAATCATATACTATTGTGTCGTTTGGTGCTGACACAGCTACTACCTCAGTTACAGACTTTACTGCAATTGGTGCTGTACAAAACGCCATTGGTACAATATTCAAAGCAACTGGCGCTGGCAGCGGAAGCGGAACAGCATTAATAACATATTATATCAATAGTGTTAGTGGTCCAAATATCACTCTCAGTACATATTTTGGTGGACCTGCACTAGCATCACCAACAATTACAACTGACAGTGGTTCAATGACATTCTACAGTCCAAGTTTTACTCTTGGTACTGGTATTACTATAAGTTCGTACACAACCAAATCTGGTTCAGGTCCATACTTGGTTACATTTGCAATTCCAACTAGCAGTATAACCAATGGTGCTTACTATGTTGTGTCTGGAAATAGTAATACATTGTACAACGGGGTATTTGCATGTACTAGTGCAACCAGCGGAAGTGCAACGAGTATTCAATTGAGTTACCCGTTTGATCCAGGAACATACGGGTCGGGCACTACCACTGTTACTAAAGAAACAACCGCAGGTACAAGCAGTGGTTTAGGTATTAGTAAATCATTCCCTACCTCAGGGTCTGTGGTATTGAGAGCAGGCTATCCAAGTGGACAAGCAGGTCAAATTACAGTACGTATCAGTACATGTCGTGCAACTGGACATGACTTCTTAGATATTGGTACTGGTGGATTTAATACTTCAAACTATCCAAACCAAATCTACGGTAATGCTACTATACCATCAAATGCATCAAATCAAACTGTTGAAGAAACAGTGGGACGTGTATTCCATGTAAGCACTGACGAAAATGGTATTTTCCGGGTTGGTCGATTCTTCACAGTTGACCAAGGTACTGGTACTGTAACATTCAGTGCAAGTATTGCGTTGAGTAACTTGGATGGATTGGGATTTAAACGCGGTGTGGTTGTTACTCAGTTTTCAACTGATGCAACAATGACTGAAAACGCTCCTGAAATTGTTCCAGTACAAAGTGCTGTTCGCGGATTTGTTGACTTACGTTTGGGCTTGGATTATGGCGGTAACCCTGTTCCAACTAACACATTAATTGGTCCAGGTTATCTACCATTGAATGGTGCGTTGGCCATGAAGAGCAATCTCAACATTGGTAACAACTATATTACAAACTTGTATATGCCTGCAAGTTCAGTAAGTCCGTACGATGGCGTTAACAGATTGTATGTTGACAACAGCGTGGCAGGCACAAATAGCATTGCCAAACTAAAAGATGTTTCAATTCTAGCAACAGGAACATTTGTTAGTTTAAACAGTGCTACATTAACTGTGAGCGGATTGTTTGGTTCACTAATGATTGGACAACGAGTAGTTAATTTAGCAACTGCAACTGTATGTACAATCTCGGGTAATACACTAACTGTGGGCGGAATTGTTACTGGTATATTTGCAGTGGGTATGACCATTGCAGGCCCTGGTGTTCGTGCAGGTACAACTATTACAAGTCTTGGAACAGGAATTGGTAACGCTGGAAACTACACAGTAAGCGGAGCTGTTCAAACTGTTCCAGTAGGTATTCCACTTACTGCTACAGGGTTGGTGTTTTCAGGACAGACTGTTGATGCGTTTACTATCAATGGAGCCAACACAGTAGTTACTTTGAGTAGTGCTCCTGGATCATCTCCAAGTTCACAGATTACTATTGGATTCAGCAGTAGTGTTGCTGGTGACGTATTAACATACGATGCAGTGTCTGCAAGTTGGAAGAACGTGAGTTTACCAACAACCAGTACTGGCAACGATGTAACTATTACTTACAATCCTTCAACTGGCTCGGGCGGATCATTTACAACTGCTATCCAAGATGGTAAAATTACCAACGCCTTGGTCAGTGCTACAGCGGCAATTGTACAAAGTAAGTTGAGTATGACATTGGCTACAACTAGATCTACTGCGCCAATAAATAATGGCGCAACACCTCCAGTTACATATACAGCGGCTGAGAGACAGGCATTCAGTGGTTTAGCTAGTTTTGACAATGCATACTTTACTGCAACCAACGGTTGGATAACTATTGGTAGTTCTAGTTCAACTACTACGGGTATTGGTTACGATAAAATTCGTTATGTAGGTGCAAATGCAATTCTAGGTAACTTAACCAATACTGCTACAACTATTCAAGAAGTAACAACAGGAGCAATTGTTGCCGCAGGCGATGGTATTAAAAATGCCACGTTTGGTTCATTCAATGGTGCAATGATACACGCCTGGGACGCTGCCACCAGTACCCATTCTTATAGTATTACTGCAATCAGTGACAACGGTGCCGCTAGCAGTATAGTTAAAACTGATCTCAACAGTATTGTTACTGCTACCAAATTAAAAATTGGAAATTCCAGCGTTGCCAATCTAAGTTTAGACGCAACTGCAACTACACAGTTAAACTTGACAACTCCTGGCGGAATTAACTTCCTTACTGCAATTGGTACTACTACCAGCAATACTACAACAACACTTACTGGCACATTTGATGCCACTAGTGGTACAATAAAAGTTGAAGATATTACCACAGGAGCAGTTGAAACAGTTGGTGATATTGTAGGTAATTGGAAAGTTGGTGCTAGTAGCACATGGGATGTTACAGCAGGTACATTAAAATCCACAACATTAAAAACTGGTGCCAATACTACTACAGGTGATATTGAAGGCAACTGGAGTTTAACTGCCAGCAGTGTTATTAATACCAAACTAGGAACTTTGAGATCCAAAACACTTGATGCTGGCAATGTGTCTACCACTTACACAGCGTCTGGTTCAAGCGGAACAACTTTAAAAGTGGCAAGTAGTGCTGGCATTGTTGCTGGTATGTTTGTTAGGGGTGTAGGTTTTATTACTGGACAAACTGTGGACAGTGTGTCAGATACCACAACAGTAGTGTTAAGTACGCCGCCCACGACAGCTCCGGTTAACGGACAGGCATTGACATTTATAACTCCTGGCGCTATTAACGGTGCATGGACACTAAATGGCACACTATCGCTTGATGGAATTAGTGACCTAACACTTGGTAATGGTAACTTTACTATGGGCAATGGTAACTTAACCGTTGGTAACAGCACTGTGGATATGAGCAGTAACACTGCACTATTAAAAGTTAGACACATTAGCACTGGTCTAGCAGCCACAACTGGCGATGTTATTGGTACTTGGACTGTGGCCAATGGAAGTACATTTGTTGCTACTAGCATTGTGAGTCAGGCCAATAGTGCAACAATTATTGCGGCATTAGGATATACAACTAAGATTGTGGGAATTACAAGTATAACTTATGTTGGTACTGCTATTACTGTAAACACATCGGCTCCCCACTTAATAACTGGTAATACTAGTGTTACTATTACAGGAACTACTGCAACAACTAATCCGCCTAATGGAACATTTACAGCTACAGCAGTTAATGCAACACAATTTACATTTACAGCAACATCAACTCCAACAGGAACTGTTGGTGTGGGTTCTGCTACATTGACTATTACTGGTACAATTGATAAAATTGTAGCTAAAGATAGTGGCGGTAACTTTACCATTGCTGGTACTATGACTGGTACTGCTACTAAGGCCAATAACTTAACTGGTGGCAATGCAACAACGTTGCTAGGTAGCATACCATATCAAAGTGCCGCAGACACAACAACACTACTTGGGCCTAATATTTCAGTTGTTAAGAAATATCTAACAATGACTGGTGACGATACTAACGGTGCGGCACCTTCATGGAGTGCGCTTGGAGTAATTGATGCCGCACAAACTGCAAATACCATATACGCAGGACCAACGGTCACGCCAGCGGCAACACCAACGTTCCGTGCAATGGTGGCAGCTGATATTCCACCGTCACTGGTTGTAACAATTACAGAACTAAAGACCAATATCTTAACTGCAAATAACAGCGGCACTGGAGTAGTAAAAGGTGCGTGGACTTTAGACACCGATGCCAAATTTCAAGCTACCTATGCTGACTTGGCAGAATACTACGAAGGTGATCAAGAGTACGAACCTGGAACTGTTTTGGTGTTTGGTGGTGATAAAGAAGTTACCACAACAACAGTAATTAACGACACACGTTCAGCTGGGGTTGTTTCAACAGATCCAGCATACACTATGAACCATGCACAAACAGGTATCAGAGTTTGTATAGCACTTGCAGGTCGTGTACCATGTAAGGTTGTTGGTCGTGTTAAGAAAGGTGACATGTTGACCACTGCGGCTACACCAGGCTATGCTGTTAAGGCATTGAATCCAACACTGGGTAGTATTATTGGTAAGGCATTAGAAGACAAAGACTACGGCGAATCCGGAGTCATACAAGTTGCTGTAGGGAGAGTATAATGAGTCGACAAGCAATCAACACAGGTGATAGTGCAAATGACAACAGCGGAGATCCAATACGATTGGCTTTTGAAAAATGCAATAATAACTTTACTGAACTGTATGCCAACTTGGTTACATTTTTGCCAAGTCCAACTGGAAACGCTGGAAAGTTTTTGACAACCAATGGCACCACATTGTCATGGACAACCACAACCTTTGGCAATGCCAAAATTAGTAGTGGTCCAACTCCTCCAGGAAGTCCTGCAACTAGAGATTTATGGTTTGATGATGAGGGAGGAAGACTTTACATCTATTATGACAGTGCATGGATTGAAGCAAGTCCGCCCTTGGTCAATTTTAAATTGACCGTTCCACCAACTCCCAAGGGAGTGTCTGGAGATTCGCAAGGAGAATGGACTGCTGATTATAATTATTACTATTATTGCACAGCAACTTACTCAGGAAACAATGCAAATATCTGGAGAAGAATTGCCTTCATAAATGATAACACTTGGACGAATCCATAATGCCTATTATTTCATTTCCATCAAATCCTTACATAGGTCAACAATATTCAGCAACTAATAACCTATCCTATATATGGGATGGAGAAAAATGGTCCAGCATGGCCAGTTTGTTTGGCGGAGGCACCAACTATATTCTACCGGCGGCTAGTAACAGTGTTTTAGGCGGAGTTAAGATCGGTTCTAATATAACAGTAGATGGCGGTGGTGTAATCAGTGTGGCTGTTCAGATTCAAAGCGATTGGACACAATCCAATGCAGTAGCATTGGACTACATTAAAAATAAACCCACTATACCAGCGGCACAAATTCAAAGCGATTGGAATGTTAGTGACAACACATTAAAATCTTATATTGCCAACAAACCCAATGTTCCGCAATTGCCAACCAATGCTGTTGGATATTTGTACAACAACGGCACTGGCACATTGAGTTGGGCTCCTGTAACATCGGGATCTTCATTAGTCAACGGTGTTCACACACTGAGTCTTGGTTCAACTGGCAATACCACATTCCCAACAGGACTTACGCTAGGGGCACCAAGAGGGGTTGGCACAGTTAACTTTACCTGTAGTGTTGATAAAGAGTTTCAGATTGAAACAGGAACTGCCAGTGCTGGCAGACTATGGCAATTTGGCACAACTGGTACAACAACTTTTCCATCAGGGCTTACCTTACATAGATTAAGCACACCTTATTCTAACATCACCGCTGATCTTGACAAAATTTTACAAATTGCAACACAAACTTCCGGTGGCAGAAAAGAATGGACCTTTGGCACAGATGGTAGTTTAACATTCCCAGATGCCACAGTACAGACCACAGCTTTTACAGGCACAGGCAACATTGAATTTAGAAATGACACAATAAACAATCTTGCTGGTATTACCATTACCAATGCCAGTCAAACAACTGCATCCACTGCAAGTATTGCTATTCCAGCCAACGGCAGTGGCGTAGTGAGCATTGTTAATAATGCAAAAACTTGGACCTTTGGTGTAGATGGTAAATTAACTGCTCCAGGAAACCTCCAAGTCAATGGCGGCAAAATAATTCTAAACACTGGTGGTAATGCTTATGTTGAGTCAGTTGATTACGGAGTCAACAGTGCCAACAGTGCATTAAATATCTTTGGTGGTCCTTACCAGAAAATTAACCTACGAGCTGGCTTTGGTACTGAATCAACTTGGACTTTGCGCACTAACGGACAAATGATATTTCCTCAAGGCACGGGTCTATTTGAATTGATTACAGGGCCAACTAATACGTTTGGTATTTTTGCCAACGCGGTAGTAGGCAGAAGTGTAACTATTAGAACATCTCCCCTTTCAGGAATTAACAAAGATTGGGTGTTTGGTGCAGATGGCAACTTGACATTCCCGGACTACACTGTTCAAAGCACAGCCTATCTGGCACCAACCACTGGCAACAGTGTGATTAGCTCTATAGGTCCTCTTACTATTAGTAGAAACGGCATGACCATCAGAGTCACATCAGCAGGCATGATACAAATGTCCTTTGACAGTGTAATCAATATCACAGGCCGAAGTTCAATAAACAATGCTGATTCGGTAGTTATCTCATCACCCAACGGAGCCACTACTGCTAGTACTTGGTACAATATTGGAGCGGTATTAGCATTGGGCGATCATCTAACAGCCACCATAGTAGACGCTAGTTTTCATAGGATCTACAGACTAACTGTGATTATGCGCGATAAAGACACAACTCCTGGACTGGAACTAGCAGTAGCATACGCAATTATTGAACAGATACAATAACGGTAAATATACTAAACGGAGCGTGAAACATGCCAACATTACAATCAATTAACTTAGGGTCATACGCAAATGACGGAACTGGTGACGATTTACGCACAGCGTTTGAAAAAGTAAACATTAACTTTGGATTACTCTTTGCTGAAGCATCAGTTAATTCAGCCATTAATTTAGGCGGTGGCGCGGGCATTTTTGCACAGAAGAATCCAGGCACAGTTAACTTAGAATTTAAAACACTAACCAGCACAGACGCTAGTGTTAACATTAATCAACTAACTACCACTATTGATTTAAATGCTAATACTAAACTTTTAAAAGATACATTACCCAAGCTAGGCGGCACACTAGATTTAAACGGATTTAATATTGCAGGAACCGGTGATATTCAAGCAACTGTGCAAGGATACGATTTAAAATTATTAAACAACACACTACAACTGATTTTAGAATCAGGTGCTGTTAGCATCGACCTTGGAACATTTATAAATCCCACTGGTGGACAAACTGACACTGCTGGGTCGGGTGGTTATGTGTTAGACATGGGCCTATGGACTTTTGGTGACCCACAACCCAACAACGAACTTAATTTTGGAACGTTTGTTTAATATATGGCTTTAAATGTATGGACACAGCCAAGCGGGTATAATTTTGGAACTTTCTACGGAGAGGTTTCAATTGACTTGCCGTTGCCAATTAATCAAAATATTGGTAATACCACGTTTGAATTAATTTCAGGAAGTTTACCTAGCGGAGTGTTTTTATTACAACAAAACAACGTATGGAAACTTTATGGAGCTCCATTTGTTAGAAAAAATAAATTAAATTATAGCTTTTGTATAAGAGCTAAACAAGGCGTACAGATTAGTGATAGAACATTCTATCTAGATCTAGTTGAACGCAACCTTCCAATATTTATTACACCCAGCGGAGATTTGGCCGCTGGAGTTCAAGATCAATTTTATGTGTTGGATTCTACCTATGTAAACTATCAATTGGAGGCAGTTGATTTAAATCCGTCTGCAGAAAGTTTAAAATTCTTTATTGCCAGCGGCGACGGACAACTACCACCAGGCTTAACATTAAGTGATTCTGGATTGATAGAAGGATTTGTTGAACCTTTGATAAAAATTACTCCAGCAGACGGTAATGGTAACTTTGATCAAAGCATTTTTGATAATATTGCTTATGATTTTGGAGTATTGCCAACCAACGGGTTTGATGACTATCAATACGATCTTGTAGATTTTGATTTTAGCATACCAACACAAAACATCATTACCCTAAATTCTAATTATCAATTTAGAGTAACTATGAATGATGGAGTTAATTCAACTCAAAGAATTTTTAGAATATTTGTTGTGGGCAACGATGCGTTCAGAGCAGACTCTACGGGCCGCAACGGATTATCAGGAACATTTACGGCAGATGCCACATACATACGTCAACCATTTTGGATCACAAATCCCAATTTAGGAACCTTTAGAGCTAACAATTACATAACACTTCCACTTGTATTGTACGATACCAAACTGATAGTTTTTAGATTAGAAACCACTAACCAAGAAGTTTATGCAACTACTATTCAAGTATCACAGTCTGATAACGTTGTTGGCAGTAACACCATCACTGTTACAGATGTAACTGGAACTCCGGCAATTGGGCAGTATTTTAGTTTTCTATATTACTTAGACGGAGCAACAGAAGAGTTATATCAAGTTAGTCAAGTAACTAATTTAGGCAACGGCAGATATCGTTTACAACTTTCAAGTAGTTTGTTAATGACAATTCCAAATACCACAGTGGTTTACATGGGAACATTAACCAAACTGCCTCCAGGTATGCGTTTTGACTTGCAAACTGGGAATGTTGTGGGAGTTGTGCCATATCAACCCAATGTTACTCAGTCGTATCGATTTACAATAACTGCCACACGATTAGGCGAAAAAGATGACTTGGTTACAAATAGCAGAACATTTAATCTTGCTATTATTGGAGATGTCAATAGTGAAATACTGTGGAACAGCAATATAAATTTAGGTTCTATTCCTGCTAACTATACATGTACATTGTCTGTAAGTGCATCAAGCAATATTCCAAATGCCACAATAATATATCAACTGGTTGACGGTTTATTGCCTAACGGCTTAACACTAAATCCATCTGGTGAAATTATTGGAATCCCCAATCAATTTTTTAAACCTGCTTCAAACACATTAGGACTGATTACACTTGACGGAGGCAATACTACCTTTGATCAAAATACCACCACTGTGGATAGACAATACACCTTTGTTGTTAAAGCCAGTGATCAGTATGGGTACAGTGCAGTTACCAGAGAATTTTCAATAACACTTACTACACCTAACAATTTTAATTACAGTAATATAACTACCAAACCATTTTTAAACAATACGCAACGCACATTGTGGAAAAACTTTATCAACAACACTGATATCTTTACTCCTGGCAGTATATACAGACCAAACGATCCAACATTTGGATTACAATCCACTTTAAAAATGTTGGTGTATGCTGGTATCGAAACTAAAGTTGCATCTGCTTATGTTGGTGCTATGGGACTTAATCATAAAAGAAAACGTTTCCATTTTGGCGGAGTTAAAAAAGCCACTTCCGTTGACAGAGCTACCGGGTTTGCAGTATACGAAATAGTCTATGTACAAATGCTTGATCCGTTAGAACCAAACGGTAAACATTTACCACTAAAGTTAATCAGCTCGCAAGAAAACAATATCATCACTGCTGATAATAATCCAAATTCTTTATCAAATTTAACTATTGATTCCCATATCAATATTAGCAGTAACAACCCCATCACCGTAGACAGCACAGGTTACGAAATTAGCGATCCTAGATCAAATAATTACTATCCAAATAGCATTACCAATTGGAGAACCCGACTTAAACAAGTCGGAGCAAATGAACGAAACTACCTGCCGTTATGGATGAGAAGTATTCCAGACGGTGAAAAAGAAGAAATTGATTATGTGTTAGCAATTCCGCTGTGCTATTGCCGTGTGGGAACAGCAGATAAAATACTATTAAACATAAAATTCAGCGAATTTGACTTTAAAAACATTGATTATACCGTGGATAGATACATAATAGATTCTGTCACCGGTCAAGACAGTGATAAATATCTTGTATTCAAAAACGATAGGATAACAGTATGACCAGCGCAATTAACCATTCAGCAATTATAGAAACTTTTCCTGTGGCAGGAAAAGATAACGACAGCCAAGGTTTTAGAGATAACTTTGCGGCAACACGTCTTGGATTATCTGTGGCAGCAGGAGAAATTGATCGACTACAATCACGCACTTTAAAAGCCGCTGATCTCACCAGTACAAATGGTACACCTGTAGTTAACGATTTATTAGGAAGCACTATCAGTAACGGGTTGTACAAACAATTTAACGGTGTATTTTACAACGCTGGTACAATAACCGGAACACAAAACGTAAATTTAAATAATGGTCCTATACAAAAAATTACCATTTCTGGAAACAGTATTCTTAACTTTATCAACTGGCCCGCATCTGGTCAACATTCAACTGTAAGATTGATGATCATTGGCAATCAACAAGGATCATATACTGTTAATTTTACCAGTGAGAATTCAGGAATAATCTGGAGAACCACAACATTGCCGGTGCCGCCCACACCAACTGTAACTGTAACTTCAAATAATAATTACCAATTGATTGAAGCATTTACATGGGACGATGGTACCAATGTATTTGTCAGTAAACTTTCAGAATATTCTCAAGACTAACAGGTTAGTTAATGCATCCGTTATCAGGAACTCTTGACCATCTCAAAGATAATGAACTTGAGAGTAAAGTTGGTGACTTGACCAAAAAATACTTCATGACCTATAACACCGAAATTAAACATCAAATTTCCATGTTATTGGAAACATATCGAGAAGAATTGAGTATGCGTCGCCAACGTGCTATTAAACAAATGATGGATTCGAGAGATAAAAAACTTGACAAGCTGATCAACATCAGCTAAAATATAGGCTATGCGCCTAGATCAATTTGGTAATCCTATTTTTAATTCATTAGATATTTTCAAAGCTCTCTATCGAGGGAAGCTGACTGATATCAAAAATATCACTGTGGATTATAGTGAAGACATTGAGCAATTAGAAAAAACTGCTGGATTCACATTTCAACAATTTAATGAGCAACTGAACGGCATCAGCATGGCTGATTTTGATCAGGCACTGCAAACTGATTGGTTTATGCCTGATGAATACAGAAGTTTTGATATAAAACAATTTTGTATCAGTAGGTGTACAACTCCAGAACAAATTTTACGTGTAGAAGTAGAAATGGATGCTTACGAAGTTAGGGGAATGATTCCCCTGTTGCAATGGACCAAGCATTTTGTAGATGCTTGTATACAAAATGACATTGTATGGGGCATTGGTAGAGGAAGTAGTGTAGCCAGTTTTGTGCTGTTTTTACTGGGTGTACATCAAATAGATTCGGTCAAATATAATTTAGACTGGCAGGAATTCCTGAGATAAGTAATACTATAATCGAGGAGATTAATATGGCAATGAAAGAACAACAAAGATCAGTGTATCGTACCGCAAGAGGACGTGAGCTTGACATGAACAAAATGGTTAACCAAAATGAATTAACAATTGCTGTGGGCAATGCTAAAGTAAATGCTCGTGGTGATAAGTTGGGCCCAGATGGTAAAATTATTCAACGTAGAGAAGACTTGCAACGGTCCAATGATTCGGTGGCTATTCCAGAACAAATTAGCATACGTGAAGCTCCAGTTGTAGCAAAATCAATAGTGGAAAAATCCAAAGCTGTGCCTGTAAAAACTATTAAAAATGTAGTAGACATGGATCCCGAAGGCAACGAATGAAAGTAAAAGGCAAACTCATACCTATACGTGACAATGTTTTAGTCACTGATATGAACTTTGATGCCAGAGTAACAGCTGGAGGAATTGTATTGCCCAGCGACGATGGCAAAAGTGAAGGCGTTAGGCATCGGTGGGCCCGTGTGTGGGCAATTGGTCCCGAGCAACAAGATGTAAAAGTTGGCGAATGGATTCTACTTGAGCACGGTCGCTGGACACGTGGTGTGACTGTTGAATTAGAAGATGGCAGTGACATCATAATCAGACGTGCTGACATCAAGGCTATTTTAATGGTGACTGATGAGAAACCAGCAGATGATACGTTTGGTGCCCATTCTAAAGTAAGTCATCAGACATTTGATCCCAGTACTTTTTCAAAATCAAGCTTCGAGCAATAAAGAGCAACAGGACTATTGACTAGTCCTGTTTCCACCTGTATAATAAACAATTATATCATAAGGAACTACGATGAAAGAATTGTGGGTAGAAAAGTATCGACCTAACACTGTTGACGGATATGTGTTTAGAGATAATCATCAAAAAGAACAAGTGCAGAGCTGGATCCAACAAAAATCAATTCCGCATCTGTTGTTTAGTGGAGCGGCAGGAATTGGAAAAACAACTCTGGCCAAAGTGCTGTTTAATGAATTGGATCTTAATCCCCTGGATGTGTTAGAGATCAACGCAAGCCGTACCAACTCCGTTGAAGATGTACGCGATAAGATTGTAAATTTTGTCCAAATGATTCCATTCGGAGACTTTAAGGTGGTACTACTGGATGAAGCTGATTACTTGTCTCCCAACGCTCAAGCGGCGTTGCGCGGTGTCATGGAAGAATATCATACTACCGCTCGTTTTATTCTCACTTGTAATTATCCAAACAGGATTATTCCTGCACTCCACAGCAGATGTCAAGGATTCCACATCGAGCGTGTGGACGTTACAGAGTTCACCGCGAGGGTTGCCACAATCCTTGTAGAAGAAAACATTGAGTTTGACCTTGACACCTTAGACACATTTGTTAAGGCAACTTATCCTGACCTGCGTAAATGCATTAATACTGTGCAGATGAACAGTATGGATGACAAACTGCATACTCCGGAAAAAGGAGATAGCGGTCAAGCAGATTACAAACTTGAAATGGTAAGTTTGTTCAAAGCAGGTAAGATTACAGAAGCACGTAAACTAGTTTGTGGGCAAGCCAGACCAGAAGAAATTGAAGAAATTTATCGTTGGCTGTACGATAATGTTGCAATCTTCGGTGAAGATGCAACTCAAGACAAAGCTATCCTTATCATCAAACAAGGTCTAGTGGATCATACCTTAGTAAGTGATCCTGAGATTAATCTAGCGGCAACTTTGATTAGATTATCACACCTATGAAAGAAAAGTTTGTAAATGCCTACATGGATGTTGCTGAACGATTTGCTGAACTAAGTTCAGCACGTAGACTTCATGTGGGTGCCATTGTGGTCAAGGATGACAGAATCATCAGTATTGGTTACAATGGTATGCCGGCGGGATGGGATAACAACTGTGAGTATGAGGCAGCACCAGGATTTGGAGAAGCTGTTCCACCATTATTAAAAACAAGACCTGAGGTATTACATGCTGAAACAAACGCAATTGCTAAATTGGCTAAATCTAACGAATCTGGTTTGGGTGCTACTATGTTTATTACCCATGCTCCATGTTTGGACTGTGCCAAACTTATCTACCAAAGTGGTATTGGCAGTGTTTTATATAGGAACAGTTATAGGGATACTAGTGGCGTCACGTTTCTTGAAAAATCAAAAATAACAGTTACACAAGTAAAAAAGGACCCGTAGGCCCTTTTCCTACATCCTATTATTCTCCATAAACCGCTAACACCTCCTTCACGGCATTATGGCGTTCGATGTCTTTGGCGTCAAATCGTATGATATCGATATGCTCCAAATATTCTTTTTGTTCAAGTAGATTGCAAAAATCAATTAGACCGTTATCGCTCATGCGGTCTGCCTGTGCCAAGTCTCCTGTCACTACCATCTTGGAACCCTCTCCCAGTCGGGTTAGTAGCATTTTCATTTGACTAACTGTGGCATTTTGCATTTCATCTGCAACTATGTATGCGTTTTTGAATGTGCGGCCGCGCATATAGGCCAGTGGACTTATTTCAATGGTTCCTTCCTCTAGCATACTTGCTATTTCTTTTTTTTGGTAATATTCGCCCAAGACATCGAATATGGGTCTTGTCCATGGAGCCATCTTTTCATTCAAGTCTCCTGGTAAAAATCCCAAATCCTCATCTACGGACACGGCGGGTCTTGTCACAACGATTCTGTCAACTTTCCCTTCCTGAAACAATTTAACACCAAACTGTACGGCCAGCATGGTTTTACCCGTGCCTGCGGGCCCAATAGCAAGCACTATGCTGGTGGATTCCTCGTATAGTTTTGTGAGATATAGTTTCTGATTAGCATTACGTGCTTGTATATTCACACGTTGCTTTTTTGCCGGAAGATACGGCTGGAAATCAATTATGTTAACTTCTGATGTAAAACGTTTTTTCACTCGTTGTTTACTCATCTAAGTTGCTCCTACTTTATGAAAAGTAAGACTTATAGTGACCGCCCTGATAACTACAGAGGTCCTACAATATTATTTAACAGATACACAGAAATATAAACTAATACGTTATGATTTCGAACCAGCTAAATAAGTATAGAATAATCTGGAAGCCAATATGCATGATATTTTAGATGTTATACGTAACATACAAGACTTATACGAAAACAACTCAAGCCTTGCTGTTTTAAAGGACTTTGAACGTGTGTTAGACGAGATGGACATGTATGCTTACGAGAACTGGGAAGACGGTGAGTTGGCTTACGGGCCCAAAGTTGATCGTCATTGGATTACCGCTGGTTTCATGTGGCCAAAAGATAAGATGCCTAATCCCATAGCAGGTAAACGTTTAACTGAGCTGGGTTGCAAAATCAGCTATCAAAAAAGCCATTTGCTTGAGCCTCGTAAGATACGCACACAAGAAGACATTCGTCCTGGCACAAAGAAAGGACATCTTGATCGCAACCCCATATGGATTGTAGAAATCACAATGCCAAAGAAAATAGCATTTGATATCTACAAAGGCTACATGGACAAGATGAAGAACGAAAATAAACAAGAAGAAGCGGCTCCAACTCAGGGAACTCCTATTCCAGGAGGTGCGGCTCCACAAGCACCGGCAGCACCAGCGGCTGGAGCAGTTCCGGCAGTTCCTCCAGGCGGAGCACCAGCTGGCGGAGCACCACTATGAATTTAAATGAAAGTCTACGTGCAGGCGATCTTAGAGACCTAGTTAAAACGGTATTTGAGATTGACAGTTATAAAAGTAAAATTGGCAAGGACGAAGACGTAGTTGTTTTAAGTTTCACTGTTGACCAAGAAGATCCTGCTAAAGATCTTGAAAATTTCTTTGAAATGGGTTACAGTTTTATACTGGATGCAGATGTCAGCCCCGGTGAAACAGATGATGGCACATACAAAGTGTATGTAGAGCTAGAAAGAACACGTCATGCCGCTGATCAAATTTTTGAATTGATAGAAGGTGTTGAAAAATTAACTGGCGAAAGTGACATGCGTTTTAGATATTTTAAAAGTTTTAAAAGTCAAAATGCTACATTAGAAAATTTAAAAACTGCTGTTCCAACAGACAAAGAAACGTATGCTGTTGCAACTGAACGCAATGTCTTAGAAAACTTTACTAATTTTTTTAGTAACAGCTATGTGGATGAAATTCAACTGCTTGACGAAAGCATCACATTCAAAAGAGTTTATAGTGGCCCTGTGAGTTTTAATATCCTAACCAGTGGCCCTAAACAACAAGTATATGAATCAATCAAAGGTCCTATTGTGTTAGAAGGCAAAGATATGGCCGAAGTAATGTTTTTAACCAAAGTGATAGGAAATTATAATATTACCAAAATTGGTAATGCTTTTATATTTGAAAACAACAACTGGGCAGTTGCCCTAGAAAGGAAACAATAATGAGCGGATTTGAATTTGATTTTACACAAGCAAAGTTTGAACAAATTATTGGAAAGAATCCCAATGCAACCGACTGGTTCGAAGCATTGTGTGAAATTCTTCCAGACTATGATATCCACACAGTACCACGTGTTGCGGCTTTCCTAGCACAAACAGCACACGAGAGCGGTAACTATCGTGCTATTAAAGAAAATTTAAACTACAAAGCAGAAAGTCTGTGTCGTGTGTGGCCGCGATATTTTCCCAACATTGACACAGCTCGTCAATATGCACAACAGCCAGAGCGTATTGCAAATCGTGCATACGCAAATCGCATGGGCAATGGTCCAGAAGAAAGCGGTGATGGTTGGAAATTTTGTGGACGTGGACTGATCCAGTTGACTGGCAAAGACAACTATACACGTTATGCTGAAAGCACAGAACAAACACTGGACGAAGCCAGCGAACATTTGACAACATTTGAAGGTTGTGTTCAAAGTGCCGCATGGTTCTGGGAAGCCAACAACCTAAATCAATGGGCAGATGCTGGTGACATTCTTACACTAACAAAACGTATTAACGGCGGTACTATTGGGTTGGAAGATCGTCAAAAGCACTACACTCACGCATTGCATGTTCTAGGACATTGATATGTTTGGTTGGTTACTGAGCATTGTACCTGATAGTTTGTTTGTCTGGATCTACTACATATTTACAATAGTGGGTTTTGGCCTCTATATCTGTAGTAAACTTGTAACTTGGATTCCCATGATGGGACAATATAAGCTACCAGCGGAATTGGTTGGTGTTGCGTTATTGGTAGCAGGTGCTTATTTGTTTGGCGGATATGGAGTTCAACAGGCATGGACGGCACGTGTGGCAGAATTAGAAGCCAAAGTCAAGGCGGCCGAAGAACAAAGCCAACAGGTCAACACAGTTATCGAAACTAAAATAGTTACAAAAGTTAAAGTCATTAAGGAAAATGTATATGTCAACAGAGAAATTATTAAAGAAGTTGCGGGCAAGCAGTTGGATGCTCAGTGTACTTTGCCTAAGTCTACTGTCAGCTTGCACGACAGCGCCAGTCGTAATGAAGTTCCCGAGCGTGCCGCCGCAACT